TCACGACACTGCCGGGTGGCGACAATCTGGGACAGATTGACGACTTGCGTTACTTCAACAACAGACTGGCTCGTGGTTTACGAGTTCCGAGCAGCTACTTACCGCAAGGCCCTGAAGATAGTCCTACCCCATTGAGTGACGGACGAGTGGGCACGGCAATGATTCAAGAGTTTCGTTTCAATCAATATTGCGAACGACTACAGAAGTATATTAGCCAAAAGTTGAACGATGAATTCAAATTATTCATGCGTTGGAGAGGACTAAACATTGATTCATCATTATTTGATATCAAGTTCAATGCTCCGCAAAACTTTGCAGCTTATCGCCAAAGTGAATTAGACTCTGCCCGAGTTACTGTATTCCAAGCAATGGAAGCTTTTCCATACATCAGCAAGCGTTTTGCAATGACCCGCTTCTTAGGCTTGACTGAAGAAGACATTGAAGAAAATCAACGTCTATGGCTTGAAGAACGTGAAGAACCAGAAGATAGTGAAGCATCAAGTAGTGATCTACGTAGTATTGGTATTAGTTCTGGTGACATTGAATCAGACACTGAAACTATTGAGAGTACCCCAGAAGAAGGTGCTGAACAAATGTCCGGTGAAATGGCTCCGGCAGTCGGCGCCCCGGCTAGTTTAGGTGGCGCTACAGCCCCAGCTGCGTGATAATTGATAAATACTTTATAGGAAATCCAAATGAAGTTATTTGAAATGTACGATGCGCCCACTCAGGGGTACCAGGATGTTGACACCGACAATAGTAAACCAAAATGGAAGCAAGCACGTAAGACAAAATTAACACTTAAACAAATCCGTAAGTTACGAAAAATGAATGACGTTCGTAATTACGAAAAAGCACAAAATCTTAAGAAGATTCGAAAACAATATACCCCGGCCCCAGCAGAAGGCGCACCGACATTATAATCATTCTAGTACTAATACTACTAAAAACGTAAAAAATGAGTACTTAATGTGCTCTTTTTTTTGATACACACTAAGTAATTATTACAAAGCCATTAATCTTATAGGAGAACTCACAATGGATAACAAGAAATTTGAGAAACTGATTGATTTAATTATCAATGAAAACGAAGAACAAGCCCGCGCATTGTTTCACGATATCGTGGTTGAAAAATCACGTGAAATCTATGAATCAATGATGGACGAAGAGTTAGACGAAGCCGCTGAGGAAGACGAATCAATTGAAGAATCATCTGAAGAAGATGAAGAATCAATTGAAGAAGGCATGGAAGGCGACGAAGTTGGTGGTCTATTAGATGAGATCGACTCTGAAGAACAAGGCATGACCGAAGAAGAAGACGAATTTGCTGATATCGATATGGATGACAGCGCTATGGACGGCGAAGAAGAGCCAGAAGGCGAACTAGAAGACCGCGTAGTTGAACTAGAAGACAAACTAGACGAACTAATGGCAGAATTCGAAGAAATGATGGGTTCTGACGATAGCGAAGAAGACTTCGGTGACGAAGAAGGCTCAGAAGATTTTGGCGGCGAAGAAGACTTCGGCGGCGAAGAAGAAGAACAAGGAATGATGGAAGCTGTACAGCTACAAAAAGTTTCTGTAACTCACGGCGACAACGGTGTTAACACTAAGAGCGCAGTAGGTTCAGGACCAAAGATTCCAGGTAACGGCGCAAAAGCAGTTACTACAACTGGCGCTACAGCAGTTGGTGGAACAGTAAAAGCTCCAGCTACGATCCCAGGAACATACAAAAACGCACCAGGCAAAGGTAACTTCTCTGAAAAAGGCGAAGCAGCTCCTAAGCCAGCAAAAGGTGACGGCGGACAGAATACTAAATCAATCGTGGGTGAGTCACGTAAGATGGTTAAGAAGCCACTTACACGACCTGTCGCTAAGAAGATTGTCAAGTAAGGATACCTAAGATAATGGCTTTGTATCTTAAAGAGCACTTAACTTTTGACCGCGCAAGCATGGAGGTCTTAAGTGAAGGTGAAGGTAGCAAGAAGTCCCTTTATATGAAGGGGATTTTCATTCAGGGCGGGGTAAAAAATGCGAATGAGCGCGTTTACCCCGTGAATGAAATCGAAAGTGCTGTCCACACGCTCAACGAACAAATCACTACCGGTTATTCAGTCCTAGGTGAAGTCGATCACCCAGACGATTTGAAAATTAATTTGGACCGTGTCTCACATATGATTACTCAAATGTGGATGGACGGTGCAAATGGATTTGGCAAATTAAAAATTCTACCTACTCCAATGGGACAACTTGTGTCCACGATGTTGGAGAGTGGTGTTAAACTAGGCGTATCTAGCAGAGGTAGCGGCAACGTTAACGATGCTAATGGCCATGTCAGTGATTTCGAAATAGTCACTGTGGATATTGTTGCTCAACCGAGCGCACCTAATGCTTACCCTAAAGCAATCTATGAAGGCATGATGAATATGAAGCATGGTCATAAATTGTTGGATATTGCAAAAGACGCTCAGGGCGATAAAAAAGTACAGAGATACCTGAAAGATGAAATGTTTCGTCTTATCAAGGACCTCAAAATCAACAAAAACTAAAATGTCAATAGCTTACGTTTATAAATGGACTCACTTACCCACATTGATGTGGTATGTAGGTTCACGTACAGCTAAAGGATGTAATCCATCAGATGGTTACATATGTTCCAGCAGAAAAGTTAAACCTATGATTATAGAAAACACATCTGATTGGAAAAGAGAAGTAATTAGTACAGGTACTGTAAATGATATGATTCAACTAGAAACATTAATTTTACAATTATCTGATGCAAAGAATGATCCTAGAAGTTTTAATCAACACAACGGTGATGGTCAATTTATAAACAAAGGTGGAGTTCCTTTAACAGAACAACATAAATTAAATCTAGGATTGTCAAAAAAGGGTAGAGTGGCTTGGAATAAAGGAAAGAAAATGTCTGAAGAATACTGTCAAAAGTTATCTGCTGGACACACTGGTAAAAAAAGACCAGCGCAAAATCCTGAATCTAATCTTCTACGTTCTATGGCTTTGAGGGGTAGGACTCCTTGGAACAAAGAAAAACAACATAAAGGGGAAATCCAATGAGTTTGGAAATTATCAAACCATTACTTGAAAGTGGATTAATCAATGATGAAACCAGTGTCGCTATTAACGAGGCATGGGAATCAAAGTTAAATGAAGCCAAAGAGCAAGTACGTGCCGAATTACGTGAAGAATTCGCACAACGTTATGAACATGACAAAAACGTAATGGTAGAAGCCCTAGATAATATGGTTACAGAAGGTCTCACAACTGAAATTGAAGAATTCCAGTTCGAAAGACAAGCAATGAACGAAGACCGCGTTAACGCAAAGCGTAAGCTGCACGAAAACGCAAGTAAATTCAATAATTTCATGGTTACTAAACTATCCGAAGAAATTAAAGAGTTGCGCAATGAGCGTAAGATCCAGAAAGAAAGTCAAGAAAAGCTAGAACAATTCGTTGTTCGTGCTCTTTCACGCGAAATTAAAGAATTCGCACAAGACAAACAAGCTGTGGTTGAATCAAAGGTTAAGTTAGTTGCTGAAGGTCGTAAACAACTTGAGACATTGAAGGCACGTTTCGTGACCGAATCTGCCGCAAGAATGAACACCGCTGTTACTAAACATCTTAAGGGTGAACTAGGCCAATTGAAGGAAGATATTAAGACTGCTCGTGAAAACGATTTTGGTCGTCGTATTTTTGAATCGTATGCAAGTGAATTCAGCACAACCCATTTACAGGAAAAAGCTGAGACACGTAAGTTGTTCAATCAACTTAAAGCAAAAGATTCACAATTAGCTGAATCCATTAAAACAATGAAAGCTGCAAAGCAATTAGTTGAAAACAAGGAACGTGAAATTCGTATCATTAAGGAATCCAATGTCCGTCAAACGACAATGAATGAATTGCTTGGAACTCTAAACCAGGAAAAAGCAACCGTAATGAAGGATTTACTAGAGAGCGTACAAACAGGACGTTTGCAAACCGCTTTCGACAAGTATTTGCCAGCAGTGCTTAACAACATCAATGAAAAGAAAGACTCTAAAAAGTCCATGATTTCAGAGACTGTTAAAGCAGTGACCGGTGATAAATCTGCCATGACACAAGCTGAAGACCAACCGCGTGATAACGTGATTGATCTAAGACGTTTGGCAGGGCTTTAACAGACATAATTTAGGAGATATATAAATGTCACAAGTTCTATTAGAAGGCCGTTGGGACGAAACCAAAGAAGCCCTACTCGAAGGTCTTAAGGGTACTCGCCGTTCAACGATGGGTGTTATCTTAGAAAACACAAAAAAATCGCTACTATCTGAGTCATCAGCTGGTACAACTACATCTGGTAATATCGCTACGTTAAATCGTGTGATTCTTCCAGTTATCCGTCGTGTCATGCCAACCGTTATCGCTAACGAGTTGGTTGGTGTTCAGCCAATGACAGGACCAGTTGGTCAAATTCACACTCTACGTGTCCGCTACGCTCAGTCTTTAACAGACAACAGTTCAGCTGGAACAAGCGTATCAGCTGGTGAAGAAGCATTGAGCCCATTCAAAATTGCTCAAGCGTACTCTACACAGACTAATGCATCTGGTTCGTCATCAATCTATACTGGCAATAATACTGCTGCTCTAGAAGGTAACGGCGGCAAGCAGATTTCTGTTCAGATCCTACGTCAAGCTGTTGAAGCTAAGTCACGTAAATTGCAAGCTCGTTGGACATTCGAAGCTGCTCAAGACGCACAATCCCAGCATGGTATTGACGTTGAAGCAGAAATCATGGCCGCTCTTGCTCAAGAAATTACTGCTGAAATCGACCAAGAGATTCTCTTGTCATTGAGCACACTAGCTACTTTGGAAGAAACATTCGACCAAGCTGCTGTTTCTGGTACTGCTACATTCGTTGGTGACGAACACGCTGCTCTAGCTGTTCTTATCAATCGTGTTGCTAACAAGATCGCTCAACGCACTCGTCGTGGCGCTGGTAACTGGGCTGTTGTTTCTCCAGCTGTGTTGACTGTATTGCAATCTGCAACTACATCAGCATTCGCTCGTACAACAGAAGGAACTTTCGAAGCACCTACAAACACTAAGTTTGTTGGTACATTGAATGGCGCTATGCGTGTTTTCGTTAACACATATGCATCAGATAGCCAAGCTGTTCTAGTTGGTTACAAAGGTACATCAGAGACAGATGCAGCGGCATTCTATTGCCCTTACATCCCATTGATGAGTTCTGGCGTTGTGTTGGATCCATCAACATTCGAACCAGTCGTATCGTTTATGACGAGATATGGCTACGTAGAATTAACGAATACTGCCTCATCTTTCGGGAATGCGGCTGACTACTTGGGCGAAATTGACGTTGCTAACTTGACATTCAAGTAATCGCAAAATCAACTTCTACCATCAGGTAGTAAAGTTAAAAAGGGCACCTAGGTGCCCTTTTTTGTTGTCCTATTTTTCTGAAAAAGTTAATATACAGATATGTTGAATTAACAAACATGATAAATATAATGA